TGATAAACCACTCTCAAGTACATAGTCCTGATAGGCTTTATTCCAACATTGTGAAGTCCATTTTCCTGTCCAATTCATAATTCACTCCATAGTTTTGAATGTGAGATATACCAGATAATATTTTTTAACTTCTTTCTTTCATTTTCATTCAATCGTAAATCTACCTTTTCATTTGATACTGTTATTGACTTAGGTAGATAACATTCATTATCTAATAAATAATCAATACCATTAAATAACTTAGAGTAAATTTCTTCTCTAATAGATTCTTTTGTTAGTTTTGATTTTGTGTTATTCATAATTAATACTCACTTTCTAAAATACGTCTTAAAGCCGTTTCGTCATTCAATTGATACGCTCTGCGAATACTTTGCTTTTCATAGTATTCAGCAGGATCTATTAAATATTCACCCATGATTGATTGAAATATCATTTCATTCATAGGTTTTGTTAGTTTTGATTTTTGGCCTTTAATATCGGCCTTTAATGATTCTTTCATTGTTAGTAAGATTTGAATTGATATATATATGATACCATTATCATAGTTTATATTGCAAGTTATTTATTAATAAAACATAAAAAAAAGAGACTTAGTTTTTTAAGTCTCTTTCATATTCCTTTTTTTAAGAGTAATAAACTTATAAAAATTAAAGTCTTTATTTATTAATTCATTCTTATGATTAAAACATTTATAATTTTTATACTTAGTTAAAAAATAATATAATTTTTTTTCGCTGATAATATCATCATTCTGTCCTTTTGCTCTAATTTCATAATATGGATAATATCTTTTATATCTTTTTGGTTCTATAAATGTAAAATAAATTTTATTTAAAATTTTATAGTTATATTTTTTTATAACTACAATTTGAAGATTATTTTCTTCAAAAATAATTTTACTTATATTCATTTTAACCTCTTTATATTATGTATTGTTGTTGTTGCATATTCGCATAACCTCTCATACAATTCTTTCTCTTCTTTCTCTGTCTTTCTGACGTGTAATAAAACACTAGCCCAGTCAGCTCTAAAAGGTATCTTACAATGCTTACATCTGACAATAGGTACTAATTCTTTAACTCTTGTCTCTTCATTAAGTTGTATCTTAACTTGAGACAGTTCAAAACTCCAGGGAGTTTTACCATTATAAAAAGCTTTGAAATCTTTGCTATTATTTGTATCTGGTAACTGATAACCATGATAACAACTAACATTAATTAATAAACCGCTTTGATGATGTAATTGTATTGTTCCCTTATGTTCTTGATAATATTTTTTATATATATCATCAAAATAAAAAGTTTGTTTCATTTCTTCGTCATAATATGGGATTAGATCAATCCCTCTTTCATATTCTCTATAGTTTCCTATCTCTTCTTTATCTTCATCAGGAAAGGGAAGTCTAAACCTACACCCATCAAAAGAACAATCATAAACAACTTTGTATCTATCTTCAAACCTGAGATAATACATATTTTCACAAGTGCCGATCTTTACACTTTCACCAGTTGTTTTTAGTTTTGCATATTCACCCATAATAATTTTTTTAATAAGATTTGAGTTTTTAATAAATTAATTAAGTTAATAATTAATTTTTTAAACCTAATAAATATTAGGCTTAAAGAATTAATCAATTGTTTGAACTAGGATGACTTATTGACTCATAAACTAGTTTCTTATTCATTTCATGTACATCTTTTAAAAAATTATCTTCTTTCTTATTCTCTTTTAATTCTCTTTTTAAATTAGCTATCTCTATATTCTTTCTTGTTATCTTTAATTGTGCATCCATTAATTCTCTATAAAGGATTTCTTCTCTTCTTGTTATTGGTGTAAAATCCATATTATAAACCTCGAATTAATAAAGCTTTCCTAGCCTGGACTTGCTGAAATTTAGTTCCCTTTGTCAATAAATACTCACAAGCTGAATTATCATTATTGTTAACACATTGATTTAAAGTAGATCTATTAAGACCTGATCCAATAGAACTACTTAAAGCAATTGTTGATATAGTTCCAATTGATAAAAATAAAAATAGGTTTTTCATTTTTGTAAGATTTGAAATAATTTTATTTGTGTAAAGCAATAGCTATCTGTAAATGAATAAATCTAAAAAAGTAGTTTTGAGTCAGTGATGTAATAATGTGAGAGAATTAAAAACTTAGTTAGGTAGTAAATAAAAAAGAGATAGCTATGCTTATTATCATGATAGCCGAGTATAAACTAAAATAGATATATATTAATAATTCTTAATATTATATTATATAGGTGTCTATGTGGTATAATTAAATATAACTAAATCTTACTTAAAAACTATGTCACCTGAAATTATTAAATGGCTTGCAGATATGCCGCCAGGAACAACTAAAGCTATTTCTATCTAAAAAAGATTAACGCTTATTGTAGCTGATTCCAGGCCTGTCAGAATCTAATAAAATTCTTGTAGCTAGGGGCAGGGTTGCAGATTTTTTGCTGCGACATACAGACACGGGCAACTTAAATATATTCTGATTAATTTTTTGGTTCAACCTTTATGGATAATTCTGGAGCTTGTATGTTAACTGTTTCAACTGATTCACCTATGACTTTACCGAGAGAATCTAGGATTTGTGCTGCGGTTTGTAGCTGACCTTTTTTGACTGCTTTGTTAAAGAGACGAATTCTCATTGCTTGTAAGCGAGGTAGAAGAGTTTCTCTATCTTTTTCCCAATCTTCTTTATTCCATTGTTTAACTTTTTTCCAATCTTGCCAGGCTGTTACTTCTGAAATGCCTTCAATTTTTGAATGTTCGAGGACTAGGGCTCTTGTTGTTTTACCTTCCAGCTGACGGGAATATAAACGTTGTGAACGTAATTGAACGTTTTGTGCGGAGGTACGAGCACGGAAATGAATATTTCTTTTAGGTTTAGATTCTTCTAATGGTTGATCGGCAGGAAATGTAGATGAAACCACGGGATTTTTGGATGTATTTAAGTGAATGATAAC